GGCTGCCGGCATGTACACCGTCGAAACATCCACTATTTATCCTCAGGGGGCCTGAATGGCTGACTATTACACCCTGCTCACCAACGCAGGGATTGCCTACGAAACGGCGTGCAAGGCTGCGGGTGTGCCGATCAAGTTGACGCAGATTTCGGTCGGCGACGGCGGCGGCGCGGTCTACAACCCGGCTGCCACCGCGACCGCTCTGAAACGCGAAGTCTGGCGCGGACCGCTCAACGCACTGTTCCAGGATGAGAAAAACCCGAGCTGGCTGCTCGCCGAAGTGACCATTCCTCCGGATGTTGGCGGCTGGTATGTACGGGAAGCGGGGCTATGGACTGACACTGGTGTTCTCTATGCCATCGTCAAATATCCGGAGTCGTTCAAACCGGTGCTGGCGACGTCGGGCTCGGGTAAAGAGTTCTACATTCGCTCGATTTTCGAGACCAGCAATGCCTCGCTGGTGACCTTGTTGATTGATGACACGGTGGTCAAGGCGACCCGTGCCTGGGTCATGAGTTATCTGGCTGAAGAACTCGGCAAACTTGATGGCAAGCAGTCGGTGCGCGTTGCGGCGACTGGCAATGTCGTGATGAACAGCGCACAGCAGATTGATGGTGTTGCCGTAATTGCCGGCGATCGTGTGCTGCTGCCGAGCCAGACGCTGGCCAAGGACAACGGCTTGTGGATCGTTGCCAATGGCGACTGGGTGCGGGCCACCGATGTCAACACCAGCGCCAAGGTCACCCCGGGTCTGACGGTCATGGTGGAGGAGGGCACGGCGAACGGTGATTCGCTGTGGCATCTGAGCACCAATGCGCCGATCACCCTCGGCACGACTGAGCTGACGTTCAAGATGCTCGCGGGGCGAACCGGGATTGCTGCCGGGACCTATAAGAGTTTGACGGTTGATGAATATGGCCGGGCGACTGCCGGTGCCAATCCGGAAACGCTGGCAGGGTTTGGCATCAAGGACTCGTACACCAAGGCTGAAGTTGAAGCGCTGATCGCCAAGGCTTCCGCGTTGCCAGTGGGATCGATTGTGGCGTTTCCGGTTGATGCGCCACCGCCGGGTTTTCTGGAGCTGGATAACAGCGTCAAGAACAGTGCGACGTATCCGGACCTGAGCGCTTATCTGGGCGGCAAGTTCAACAAGGGGGATGAGGGGGTTGGGAACTTCCGTTTGCCAGAGGCGCGCGGGGAGTTTTTGCGGGGTTGGGATCATGGGCGGGGTGTGGATGCTAGCCGGGAAATCGGCAGTGCGCAGCTCGATTCGCTCCAAAACATCACGGGACAATATGCCGCGAACAATGGTGTTCAACTTGCAGCTGTGGGCACGGTCGGCGGCGCTTTTGGCTCGGCGGCGACCGGTGGGACGCAGATCCCCGGAGGTGGAGCCGCTACCGGCGTCATCAATATGCTCTTCGATGCTTCGAGAGTTGCGCGCACCTCAACAGAAACCCGTCCTCGCAGCATCGCCGTCATGTGGTGCATCAAAGCCTGGAATGCCCCCGTCAATCAGGGAACTATCGATGTCGCTGCATTGGCCAAGGAAGTCGAGCGGCTGAAATCCGCCGTTCCGGTGGGGGCTGTTCTGGCGTTCCCGGTGGGAATCGTTGCACCTGGATATCTGGAGCTCGACGGCAGTGTGCAGAGCATTGCGGCTTATCCGGATCTGGCGGCTTTTCTCGGTACCACTTACAACAAGGGAAACGAGGGTGCGGGGAACTTCCGCTTGCCAGAGTCACGTGGCGAGTTCCTGCGTGGCTGGGATCATGGACGAGGCGTGGATGCTGGTCGAGGGATCGGTAGTTATCAAGCTGAGGCCTTCGCGGCTCATAACCACCGTTACTTTGATGGCACTGCTGCGACTTTCGATCCCGCAGGCAATTGGCAAGGAGGGGCTATCAATGGCGCGGCAGCAAGTATTTCGGTCGGCGCATTCCTTTCGCCGATAGATAACGGCACCACCATGCAGATGGTTAATGCTACGAATACGGTCAACACTGGCGGCGCTGAAACGCGCCCCCGCAACATCGCGGTCATGTGGTGCATCAAAGCCTGGAACGCCCCGGTCAATCAGGGAAACATTGATATCGCTGCGTTCTCAGCTCTGGCATAACAAGCCTCTGAAATCAATCAAGGCACAGCGAAAGTTGCCACCCAAAGCCAAGTAAATTCGAGCTCGGATGACAGTCTCATTGTCACGCCGAAGAAGCTACGTTTTGGCTTTGAAGCCAGTCTCGCGCCCAATGGATACATTGTGTTCCCGTCGTGGCTGGGAGGTCTCATGTTGCAATGGGGCCAAGCCTACATGCAGGGAACAACGCAGACCTTTAATTATCCGACTGCGTTTCGGTCACAGGTTTACCAGATGGTGACGACAGATGCGGGAAGCGGTGCCCATTCGCTGGGAGCAACGGCGATAACCCTGACGTCTTTCACAGCTTACGGAAATGTCGCAACGACGAACTTTCGTTATATCGCAATAGGTGCATGACATGCGTTATTACAGTAAGGCAACCGGCAGTAATTATCTGGACAGCCTGCACAGCAAAATGCCCGATGACGTAGTTCCGATTACGGAAGATCGTTACCTGGAAGTTTTTGCCAACCGGCCGTTGGGCAAGGTTTGCGGCCATGATCAAGAAGGGCTGCCAATCCTGATTGATATTCCCGCGTTAACGCCAGTCGAGAGAGCCGAGCAAGAACGCGGTTGGCGAGACGAGCAGATCAGCGCGATCCTGTGGCTGCGTGAACGTCACCGCGACCAGCTTGATCTGAATCAGTCGTCCACCCTGACGGCTGACCAGTTCAATGAGTTGCTGAACTACATTCGGCAATTGCGAGACTGGCCACAATCGTCGGATTTTCCGTTGACGCAAGCGCGTCCGGTCAAACCTGAATGGATCGCCAAACAGATCGAATAAACGCCCCGAATTCCGGGGCGTTTTCTTAACCCCTCAAACACCTCAACACCCGCCAAAGCCCCTCCCTCCCGAGGGGCTTTCCCGTTTATGGAGAAACGAAAAATGGCTACCCGCCAAACCTACACCGTGCTCGTCCCATTCCCCACCGGCGGTGGGCATTGGTCGAGCGTTGGTCAAGAACTCGATCTGCTCGATGTCGAGGCCAGTGCCTTGCACTTTGCCGGGCGACTTGAGCCGAAAACCCCTATCACCCAGGCCAAAAAGGCCGCTGCCAAGAAGGCTGACTGAACATGGCTGAGGTTCTGAACTTCGAGCACAACGGCATTACCGTCAATGCCACCGAATCCCCCGAGGCCATGGGTGGCCTGGGTGACAACGTCATCGGTCTGGTCGGCACCGCGCCGAAAGCCGATCCGCTGATTCCGCGTAACGCGCCGTTCCGCATCAACAGTTTCACCACCCATGCGCTGCTCGATCCGACCGGTTCGGAAGAGGGCACGCTGTATCACGCGGTCTACCAGATTCTCAAAGTGGTCAAGGTGCCGGTCTACGTGGTGATCGTCGAAGCAGGCGCGACGCCGGCCGACACGGTCAACAATGTGATTGGCGGTGTCGAACCAGCGACCGGTCGCAAGCTGGGTCTGGCGGCGCTGGGCAGTGTCCCGGAAGACCTGACCATCATCGGCGCGCCGGGCTTCACCGGCACTAAAGCGGTGGCCGGCGAGTTCGCCGCGTTCGGCAAGCGCATCAAGGCCCGTGTGGTGCTGGACGGCAAGGATGTCTCGGTGGCCGATCAGGTCCTGTACAGCCAGGAACTCGGCGGCGCCGAACTCGGTTTCGACCGTTGCCTGGTGGTGCACAACATGCCCGCCGTGTATTCGAAAGCGGCGAAGAAAAACGTCTTCCTGTCGCCCTCCAGTCTGGCGATTGCCGCGCTGGCCAAGGTCAAGCAATGGGAGAGCCCGGGCAACCAGGTGACCTTCGCCGAAGACGTTTCGCGGGTCGTCGAATACAACATTCTCGACACGTCCACCGAAGGCGATCTGCTCAATCGTTACGGCGTCAGCTACTACGCCCGCACCGTGCTCGGCGGCTTCTCGCTGCTGGGTAACCGCTCGATCACCGGCAAGTTCATCAGCTACGTCGGCCTCGAAGATGCGATCAGCCGCAAGCTG